AAAATTGTACCTTTTACAGCGGACTTAATTTTAGCAGCCGCACCTTCAAATAAGAAGAAATTAGTCTGGAATGTCAACCTTACTTTTTTAGTAAAGTGCATCTGGACATAATTCTTAGAAAATCCTTGCATAGGAGCATCAGACATGCCGATGCCTCCATCAGGAATTATTTCGCCCATACCCAGCCCGGTGACACCAACATCTGAATAAGTTCTCTCGGAGCTATCAATCTTATACATAAAGTCCAAATATTCAGACTTTACGGTAGGAGATACTCTAGGAGAAAGATGTTTCAAGACATTGTTCACTATAACTGCGTAATCATTTATTGTTCCGTACATATATTTATTTCGTTAAAATTAATTAGACAGTTATAAATTTACCGATAATAAGTTTATCAGTAGTAGCTCCGTAAGGCTCGACTTGCATTACGATACCAGACGCACTGGTAGTATGAGTATTGTTGATTGTTGTTGAATTCGCACCAACAACCATTAGCTGACCATTATCGGTAGCTAAAGTATCATTGGTGGTTGATAAGATAAAAGTATCTTCGTCGGTTGGCATAATATATAGAACACGGGTCAAAGCATCAGCAACGGCAATCGTTTGATTGCAGACACCTAACAAATTAGCAGTGGTCGTACCACTCGTAGCTGCAACAGCTAAACCAGCTGTCAGCTGTAGGATTTCTCCCAGAGTGGTTACGGTACCGGTGGCTTTATTTGCTTCACGCAAATGACGGGTATTCTTTATAGTATACTGTTTTACAGTTGCCATAATTTTCGGTTTAAAAGTGAATTAATCCGATAGCAATTCGATGGCTTTGGCTTCTGACATTCCGGTCGCAGTCATCTCATCAATAGACTTCTGCATTTCCGGAGAGTACTCGGTCTTGGCAATGGTTCCGCCAGGGAACTGCATTGCGTTGACCTTTTCTTGAACATTCGCAGCTTTTAAAACTCTATCCTGGATAGACTCCGATGGCTTGAACATGTTCTCCCGAGCGAGTTCTAGGACTGTCATTAATTCTTTACCACCCTTGTTTTGCCAATTGTAGTTAGAATCAACGAAGTCAAAGAAAACTTCACGGGTATCTTCATCTTTAAGTTCGGAATGTCTATCAATAAATTTGTCTAAAGTGCTTTTAACTTCCCCGGCTAAACGCTGTTTTTGCAGAATATTTTCAATATCCTCTTTTGTCGCTCCGCCGAGTTGTTTTAAACGTTCTTTGTCAGCAGTTAAAGTTTCATCTTCAGGTTCTATCGGTTGTTTGATTCCTTCATCCGCTTTTTGATTGAGCGGGTTTATGAATCTATCAGTGCCATTAAGTGTTTTAATCTGCCCCTTGGCAGTCTTAATTTCATCTGATAATTGTTGACGTTGTTCATCCGTCTTGGCAAGTTTTCTCCTCTTAACTAAGTCTAGAAGCTCGATTCGCTTTTCATAGGACTCATCAGACTCGAATTTGCCTTTATTCGGAACACGAAATTCGTATTCCGGCGGTTTTACTTCGTCAACAGGAGGGGTGCTGGCTTCCTCCGGTTTAGGAATTTCTGGAGTTTCCTCTTTCTTTTCCTCAACCTTGGCTTCTACCTCGACTTTCGCCGCCGGTGTAAGCACATTTCCAGCTTTGACAGATTCTATCGATTCTTCCAGAGCTTTATCAAGCTCTGTTTCATCTGATACGGTTGTTTCTGGAACAACATCTGTCTTTATTTCGCTATCTTTTAAAGTATCCATATATTTATCCGCTCGTATCGTGAACGGGGACGATGGTTAATTTAATTATATAACTTTTAGGCGTTAAACGCAAATTTACCTATCAGTGTATTTAATGAACTTTACTATTTTTTCCAATTTTTGCCTCAAAGTGTCAAGGTTCACCGACCCCTCAGTAAGAAATGAGATAGCATGCTTCTGAAAATCACCATTAAACGAGTTATTATTCTCACTGACTGAAGTCGAATACTTCAGCGGGACAAGAATTAGGTACACTTCTTTGTCGTCCTGCTTATAAAACAAGATATTATCCTCGGGTTTAAATACTTTGTCAAAAACTGTCAGTAAATCTTCTCTCTCCACCGGGCTACCACAAGTTACCTTAAAGCCTGGAGGGGTGACACCTTTGTAGAAATAGTCGGTAGTCAGGACTTCTTTGCCCTTGGTGTTTTTTAAAATTAACGTAGGCTTTGCAGTTTTAGCCGCTTTTTTTGCATCAGCCTCTAATTTCTTAGCCTCAGCTGCCGCTTTCTTAGCGTCAGCTTCTAATTTTAATTCTTCTGGTGTTTTTGTTATTTTTTCCATATAATTGTCCGTCCGTATCGTGGACGGTGACGATGGATTAATTAATTATTTTCCTAACTTAATATTTTTAAAACTTTGATAAAACTTTTGTAGAAAATTTTCCTGCTCCGGTTTTATCATAGCCCTGATTTTGTCAATGTACTCTCTAGTTAAAGTAAACACCGGCACATCCATATTAACCTTAGCAATCCCATAAGCTTGCTCAATCAATGCAAATTCCACCGGGTAGGGGTGCATATAGTTCAACCGTATTCTATCGCCCTTCTTCATATCTTTCTCTAACACGCACTCCAACTGTCTGCCGACTTCAACCACATTTATCTTATTCGAATAAACAAAAGTCGCTTCGAGCGTCTCAGAATTCACTCCGCCAATCAACATCGATGAAAGTTGTTCGGCACTGATTTCAAATTCATCACCGGACTTGGAAATAAACTTCAGCAACTTCTTTTCGTTTGCCTCGTCCGAGTAACCAACCTGAACTGTAAAATTTTCATTTTTGATTTCTTTTGGTGTCATATTATTTTGGCTCGTGAAGACTACCCTTCCTGATTTCATCCAGGTAATCAACCATTCTTCTTAAAAGTGTTCCGTGCACATCTAAAGTAACAGCATTAACAACCGTCTCGAATTCAGTCTTCCCTATTAGAGCTGGCTGAGGCATGCAATCTTTGAGCAACTCAATAATAATCGGAGCGTGCTCGCTTTGGGCTAAAACAATCTTCTTTTGTTTTAAACTCATTTCTGTTTCTTCTATCATAAATTTATATATTAACCAGGAAAAAATCCACTGCTAGAAGCCGCCCTACCAACACTGGCATCAACCGCACTGCCCATCGGCGACTGAGGTCTAGGAACTTCATTCGGATTTTGAGGCATCATTGGCGAAGTACCATCTCCTGACATTTGCTCGCCCATAGGAACTGTCCCCTCTCCACCGCCTCCGCCACCAGCCATAGTCTGCATTGCTGTTGCTTGAGCATCTCTTTGCATCTGTTCTTGCTGCATTTGTTTCTGCACCGCTGATGGCTGTTTCGCCATGATAGCATCGTAATCAACCTTGGAAATATAATCGAAAATATCACCGTTCTGAATATCTAGCATCTTTTCCAAAGCCATCAACTGCGAAGCCGCAGCCTCCGGGTCCTGATTCCTCATCGAAAAAATCAAAGTAATCTGATTGGTAATCACCGGAAACAACGCCATGTAAGTCTGCTTCTGAATTTCTAGAGACGGCAGTAGCATTGAATCCGGGTCGATAATGAAATCAATATAATCGGACATGTGCCCGGAATTTTTCATTTCGTCGAATAAACCCTTAGCTGAAATCTGCCTAGTCGGCACATTTTCCATAACCTCTCCCTCCGGAGTAAAGTCAAAATTTAATCTTAAATTTCTCGAAGCCACCGCCACCATGCTAACCGGGATACCGTTATCGTCAAGCACTTCCTGCGATTCAATAAAGTAATCAGGGTTCTGTTTAGCAAACTCCGCCAGTCTGTCTTCGGAGTCAATCATAAATACTTTATCGACCGAATATAATTGTCGAATCCAAGTGTTAGCAATATGAGCATCAGTCTCGAGCCCCATAACCATGGAATTCTTCGGGGGAGTTAGTCTATTATACGCCGCTTCCTTCATAATCACCGTCGAACCAAGTGTGTTCTCCGTGCCGACACCGGCAACTATGTTATTAATACCGGTGTTCTCTTCAATATTAACTTTCTGCCTCATAGCGAATTCCATACCCTGACCAACATTACCGGAGGTTTTAACCACATCAATATCCGTTCCCGGGTGCTTGGGATTAACTATATTTGGTCCACGCTTGTAAGTAGCGGAGCCGTTCTGAACTTGGGCTCCGAATAAAAGTGGGAAAATTTCAGCTTCTACTTGTTGAGCGTTCAGCGAGTTTATATAAGTATAAATCGCCGTGTTCCCACGCATCATTTCGTATAAACCAACGCCATACGGGTCATTCATGTTCTTTTGAAAACAGCGAGCTACCACAACGGACCCGTGGGACCCATCATTTGGCAGTTCGCCATCATATATAACCATTTTACCGCAGACCACTATATATCTATTAGTTAAAACATTCTCGTAGTAGCCAATTGTAACGCTAGTTAATGATTTTTCAAAATTCTCGTCAGTTGCTTCCTTCGTCGCCGCAGTGTATTGCAATTTCTTTTTATTTTTCTTAGCGTCCGGATACATAGTAAAGAATAAATCTTTCTGAATATCCTTCTCATAATATACCTCGGTCTGACTCCAAACATCGCCGTTGTTGAATCCAATTCCCAGCCAGGTGCGGGTGCACTCCAGCGGTTCTCTATAAACATCATCGAACAAAATTTTATCCACGCCATTCCGCTTGGTTTGAACTCGTCTCGGATAAACTCTCCACGCCGCCCAACCGTAAGTAAATAAATTCTGATAAGTTATCATTAAGGTGTTCGCCCCGTTGCCACCAGTCATGGACCAATTTCGTTTCCACAACTCGTACATCGCCTTGGCGTACACCTTGTCATCAGCAACAACGGTAGCATCCGGCAACTTCCCGGCAAGCACCGAAGTTGCAATCATAATTTTCGAAAAACCGATAGGTTCTTGAGACACTGGTACACCACTTTTATTTTGGTCCCTATCGGCAATTTTCTGTGGATAGACATTATAATCATAACTTCCATCCGCCTGCTTACTGTAAAAGACAGAGCTACCCCAGCCAGATTGCTCGTATAATTTCTGTCCATAACTCACGGCAGTATTCACCAGGTTGACCGATATCTCTTTAGCCAATGCATCGAATTTCACTCGGTATTGGCTATTGAGCATTTCCTTCTTTTTTTCCTCAATAAATTCAACGGTAGCCCGGTCTCCCTTTAATTTAGTCTTTTGTTCAAAATCCATATATTTTATTTTAAATTACTAAATTCTCCATGATATTTAATGCAAGCTTCGCAATATGCTTTATAAGCCTCTTCGGCTGTCAAAAAATCGCCGAGTCTATACACTTTTTTATTTGCATCAATTTGGGCTCTCCACATCTTGTCCCTTTCACACCAAGAAACTCCTTTAAACCCAGAGGTATTATTCTTCTGCTTTGTTTTATTAAACGCATTCTGCGACCGAGTACATATTCTTAAGTTTTTCCTTTGATTATTAAGGCTATCTCCGTCTATATGGTCAGTGTCCATCCCCTTCGGTGTCTTCAATAAAATACTGTGCATTTTTATTGTTTTTTTGTCAATATTTCTACTTGCATAATACTTATTACCAGCTTTATGGGCAAACCACTTCCATTTATTTAAAAAATTGTAGTCAAAATCATCTACTTTCGCAAATTTTCCTTGTGTGAGTACGATTTTTTTCATATATCTATCTAAATTATACAACTTTTTATAAAAGTATGCAAATTTTAAGAGTTTATTTTTACAACTCCCGGCTGTGGTTCATTAAACATCAACTTCATGTGGCTGAATCCTTCGCCCCCAGAGGTATCTGCAACATATTTTCCCTGTTCTTGCAGAATTGCATAACCAATAGCGGAAGCCATTATGCAGTCGTCATGTTTTTTGTCCATAGCTTCAGGCTTTCCTTTAATATTTCGGACAAAAGTGAACATTTCATTCAAAAGTTGAGCCGGGAACCCGGTATCCTTCCGAATAAATACCGCCTTGAGTGCCGCCAAACAGAACGGACGGGTAGCAGAAGTGGTCTTCCACCCAAAAAACTTAGTTATTTTCTGAGTAATATCGTCAAAAACCTTCCGATAGTACAAATTAATATATCCCATTTTCTCTAAAGCATCATTTACCCAGAGTCCATCTTTATTAACCTCAATCCCCAGAAGTGCCCAATTATAATACTTCCCCAACTTATAAGCCTCGGTAGCCAACTCGTCCGGAGCGACCTGGCTCCGGTAGAGTGCATCGCACTCCTCCGTTTTGTGATTAATTACGTAAAGTACTTGAGCATCTCCATGAGCCAAGCCTTCCGAAGTGTCCCCTCCTATAATATATCTGGTTCCCACCTCAGGTTTTTTAAACATCTCGAGCGACCCGGAAGAAATTTCATTAAAAACAATAACCCCCTTGTCTACAGTCCCCAGTTCTCCCCGGGTACCAGGAATAACGGTAGCCAGAAGCGAAGCGGCTTTAGCTGTGGAAAAGTAAGTCTGTCCAGTAGAAAGAAACGCCTCTTCCTGAGTTGTCGGGTATTCCTGCATCAGCGACTTAATAGCATCCGGGCTGTTCTTCCCGCCGAACTGCAGCCACTTCATATAATAGTAAGTAATTTCCTTATCCGTCAGGTTATGTTCAATTTGGTACGACCCCCAATCAATCTCGCACACATCCATATCCTTGGTCGGCACGCACTCGTAAATTTTTTTCATTTCCATATCATCGTACTGCCAGTTATAAAAGTGTGGCAGAAACTGCACCTGAGAAAGCTGTGGAGTAATTTTATCCCGGGAGAGCCAGTTCTGCTGGAAGATTTCGTAGAAGCGACCAGCCATACCTTCAGCGGTAGACTCAATAAAAATAAACCCGTCGAATGGCACTGTTGGGAAAGTACCCCGCTCTACCTCCTCCGCTCTCTTCGGGAATGCCACGCACATCTTGGCGAACTCCGAAATATGAACATAGTGGTAAGTCCCCGACCGCCCGGACACCGATACCGCCAGAGAAGAAGTCGCTCCCTGGTCAGGTCCATAATCAAGAACCACCTGCACCTTGCGAGCGGAGCGGTGATTTATCTTAAAAAATGCCCCCTTAATATCCTCCGCCATGTTGCGGATGGCAAATTCAATCTTCTTGTCAAAAATCTCAGTGGCATCTTGTACTTTGTGAGCAATAACAATTCCTTCCTTATTAGGCTGGAAAAGAATTGAATCGAGAATAAACAAATCAATAAAAGTCGTAAATCCCAGTTGCCGACTCTTAAGAATAACATGCCGATGATATGGATGTGGGATGGCAAGATAGGTATTATAAAAATGCAATTGAGCCCGGTTCATTTTAAATACTTCCTTTGACCCATCTTTAGTAATTATCCAATATAAATTATTAAGCCGCCAAGTCTGGTCCTTAATCAGACCGGGATTCTCAGTAAGAAGCTCAACCACATACTCGTTGTGTTGTTTTTGATTAACCATTTTTACTTTTTATTTGCTGAAACCCGTACTCCGCTAACTTGAGAAGATGAGTTTCCCGCTCTTGGAAATAGCGGAGCTGGGCTTGAACATCCGAGAGTTGTTTGAAAATAACAAAAAGCGAAGTAGGTTCGGCGTGAGTCCTAATTACGTCGAACCTATCTTCCTTTCTGGTATCTTCGTATTGTCTATAGAAGGAATGTGGCGTCATATTTAAAAATCTAATTCCTCTTTAGTCGGTTCAATGTCAACAACTACCGGAGGGGCTGACTCGGCGGCGGCGGGATTAATTGTTTGGTTTTCGATTTGATTTAGGATAATTGTTCGAAGTTTGTTCCCCGATTCGGTGATAGGCTTTTCTTTGAGCCCTGCATTGAACCTGGACCAAGCAGAGCCAATAGCGTTCAAGGCACCGATTAAATCCTTATTCGAAAAATCTCCGAAGCCCCTAGCTTTGAACTCATGCATAGCAGCGAGAGCAAGATTATTAGAATCAATAGCCAGAGCAGCCATAGCATTATTAAAGCCGGGCTTACTTTCAATATGGCTGACGATGCTGTTAGCAGAAGTTGGAGAGTAACCAACATCCAAAGCGATACTCTTTTTTGAATCACCTTGAGCACCAAGGATACGCCGAGCGTAAGCCATCTGTTTCATAGTAGAAGCTTTTCGTTTTATAAATACCATATATTATCTTCTTGCTGATTTCGCCATACCAGCATCTTCTAAAGCACCCCAAGTAGTTACACCACACTTAACTGAATGGCTGCTTTGTAAATAGTGGCTTTTACACAAACCATGAGCACCTCCGTAAGTGTAGCTGTTACAATACTTCAAAATACATTTAATTAATTTATGTTTCATATAGTTATTTTAACAAACCTTAGGGGCTATGTCAATTTTTAAAATCGGGACATACTTTGGGACATACCCTAAAATTCATTTTAACTATATAAATATTGACTAAAGTCCAATAATGGGACATAGCTGGGACAGACCTTCAAAAAAGTATGTCCCCGATTCCACGGCTAACATTACAACCAAAAAGGTAGTCGGGACATACTTTTGCAAAAAAAGTGATAAAGTTCTTTCATACGTAAATATATAATAATATATTATCTTTTAATCTAAAATCTATTTTATAGCTGAAAGTATAAAGTATGTCCCTAAGGCTTAAATAATGGCTCTGATTAGCCTCTAAAAACGGGGCAGACCTTAAAAAAAGTATGTCCCGAGTATGTCCCGAATGTCCCCAAAACGATGTGAATTGTGTTGTAATATAAAAGGGATGGTTAGACCACCCTTTTAATAGAAATAGCCGGGGGTTAAAAGTGAAAAGTTGTTCCACTAGATTTGGGTGGATGTTTTTTTAAATTCTAAAGGAATAGATATGGAAAGGGGAGACCCCCCCCGCCCCCCTAGGGGGGAATAGATTAATGCAGTATGGATTTATATTATTAAAATAAAAAGCGAGCTATTAATAATAAGGTATGAGCATGAGCATGAGCATGAGCATGAGCATGAGCATGAGCATGAGCATGAGCATGAGCATGAGCATGAGCATGCTAGTGTCGCAAAATACTGATGTCTATGTTAGTCAAGGTGTGGATAAGTGGCGTCGCAAAATATTTTAATTAATATATCATTAAGCTTGCCCGCCCGCCTTACCCCGTAGCAATTGAAAAAACCCCCTAGCCCCCAACCCGAACCCCTAAAACAAGCCGTTTAAATGCGATTTAAGCCCCGCAAATAACCGCCCCGCTACCCTAAGACCTTTGACTACCTGATTTTAAATAAGCCCTTAATTAATAAATACCCCTTGACAAGTTCCGACATCTTTGATATAATGGTTATAGATAGTCATTAACCGCTTGTTTAGCGAGTACCCGAATAACAAGCCTTTAAATAGCTTTTACAAGTCAATTAATGGGATATATTTAACCTTTGCCCAATTGATTGACTTAATAAGATATTTAAAACAAAAATATGCATTATCAAACCGAGTTTAGAAAAAACAAAAAAGCCAAACAGCAGAAATTTTATTTAATTTGCTTGCTGATTATATTTATAATTTGGATTATTTAATTTAATAATAAAAAATGTATGAGTCAATTTTATTTAATTGCCAGTAATGGAGTCAACCAAGCCAAGACTATGAGAGGGCACAAAACCACGGGAATAACGGCAAGTGTCAACGGCTGGAGCAAGGGCGTAAAGATTGAAGCAAGCCACAACGCCGAGACGGGAAAAGATATATTTTATATCTACCAAACCAAGGGAAGCAACGGAAGCGGAAGCAATAAACTGATAAAAGTTATTAAATAGAGCCCAGACGGCACGGGGTGAACATCACCCCGCCCCGCTTGACCTTTAATAAAATAACATAAAAAATGTATGGAGTTAACAAAAGAGGAGTTATTGCAATATTGCAATAAAGCCAATGCCAAATTATGCGAGGTTATCTATGAGCTTGACGCTGGATATTATACCTCTAGCGACCTAATACTTTATAGTGATGACCTAGCCCGCCTAATTGATGGCGAAGTTGAGCCCGAAGATATGGATAATATAGTTAAAAATGTTAAGTTATTTTTTGATGATGTTAAAGTCTAGACGCCGAGCGGGTAAACTATTACCCGCTACCGCTTAAACTTTAATTAAATAATATGACTAAAAGCCCATTGTGCCCCCGCTGTAAAAAATACAGCCTAAACATACAGCAAGCCCAAGACTCTTATTATAAAGAGATTAGATGTATATCATGCGATTATCACCGACCATTAAAACATTTTAACAAAAAACTAATTAAATAATAAAAAATGTATGACCCCAAATTATGAGCGAGCCGAAAGGCTGATTAAAGCCAATGACGCCGAGTTTAACGACGGCGAGCAACTAAGCAATTTTATTGACGCTTATCTAAGTGAAAGCCACGCTATAACCGACCTAGAAGATTATATTAGTGAGCACGCCGATAGTTTAGTCCCGATTTATTATAACGATATAATGACGCAGTGGCGGGATAATAACGATTGCCAAGGAATGGCAGACGAGCAGGGAATACTAGAAGCCCAAAAAGATGTTTATAAAATAATGCAAGCGGATTTATTCTGCTGGTATGACCAACGATTGAGGGAAGATTATAATAAGCTGTTAGAATTACTGGAAGAAGCGGAAGAAGAAGAGCCGAGCGAGCCTACCACGGCTGAAATTAAAGCCTAGACGGCAACGGGATTATAATATTATAGTCCCGCCCCGCTTAAACTTTAATAATAAAAGTATGAAAGAGATGTTAAAAAATTATAAGACCCCAGAAGTCAACGGCAAGACCATTATAATAAAAAATAATAATGGCGGGGATAGCGTCCACCCCTTTGACACGGCTGATGACGCTAAGCGAGCCCTGGAATTCGCCCGCCTTTGTCAATTGATGGGAATTGCCTTGCGAGTAGATAGAAAAATAATGATTAAGAAAAATTAATTTAATAAATAAAAATGTATGAGCGTAAAAAAAAGCGATTTAAATGACCAGATTTTAACCGATGACGGCAGTTTTTTATATTGCCAAAATTGCAGGGCTGAATATTCCGCCAATAGCGGGGATTATTTTATGCTAGCCGATGACCATGTTTTTAAATGCGAATGCGGGGATTATATGGTTTTAGCGACCAAGGCGACCAGATATAATATAATTAAATAAATTTTTATGCCGAACATAATGTTAAAAACATACACGGGCTATCAACGCAGTATATTGGCTGAAGTGATGAGCGAGCCGGAGCTGAAGATGATGGATGACCTGTATAATTTCGCTAAAATATTGCGAGTCAAAAAGATTTATAAAAAGATGATGGCTAAGCGATTAAAATTTTAATTAAATAATAAAAAATGTATGACAAAAACAATTATTTATAATGGCAATGATATTTTTAAAGTCAATTGCAATCTATACGGCGAAGAGTATATCAAGCCCCAAGAAACCCTGGAAGCGATTAAAGATGGCTTTTATTTTAGCTTTGAGTCTGATTTAAGAGTAGAATTGGATAAAATTGGTTTGAAGTTTATTAGCCTAAAAATTTTTAGCCCCCGGGAGTATAACTTTGCCGGGGATAGCATTGATTTAGAGATTGATGTTATAGACCCCGCCAAGTATATTGAAGCCGTGGCTAAAAATGAAACCGAGATTAATAAACTACTGGAAGCGAATAAGAGTTATGATGGCTATTTTGCCCGAACCGTGGCGAGCACCGTGGAAGAGATTAAAAACGCTAAAGAAGACCCGGATTTTAGCCCGGATGTTATTTGCTTATCTTATTTACTAACTAAAAAGATTGACTTTGCCGGCGGGATTGATATTTATGATTATTATGTTTACGATTACGATTGCGAGAATGATGGATGTGATAACCAAAAAGAAGACTATAGCGATAGTTTATGCCCGGCTTGCCAGGCTAAAGAAGCTAAAAAATAATTAAATAATAAAAAATGTATGAAAACTTATGTTAAAACAAGTATAACGACCGAGCCCCGGCTAGTTATTCGCTATGACGGCGATAGCGATAGCCCAAGGGAATGGAGCAACCTAGGTTATTTTATAACCCAAGACCGGAATTATAACAGCCCGGATAAGAATGAAGAATTGCAAGCAGTGATTAAAGCCGGCGGAGAAGAAGTCGGAGATAATTTAGAGCATGTTAAGTATATCAAAAAAAATTACAAGACCGAGAAGATTTTAGCGATTTATTCCATAGTTAAATATGAGCATAGCGGAGTGTCTTATAGCCTAGGGAGCAAGTCCGGCTTTGATTATTCTAATAACGGATTTTATGTTATTACCGACAAGACCGCTGAAGAGTTGGGAACGCCTAAAAAGTCTTTTGAGAAAGTTATTAAGCAAGAGTTGGAAGTTTATAACCAATGGTGTAATGGCGAAGTTTACGGCTTTACGCTTTATGATGAAGCCGGGGAGACTCTTGACTCTTGTTGGGGATTTTATGACCTTGAGTCAATCAGGGAAAATTTACCGGAAGAGTGGAAGAGCGAGGATTTAGAGCAGTATTTAGTTAATAACTAATAAAAACGAGGCGATTAAACGCCCTAGGATGTTTATCAAGGTATAAACATACCATTAATAAATAATTTTATGACTTGCCCATTATGCAATGAGCCAATTGAAGTTAAGATGATAAACGGTACGCCAATTTGGAGTTGCCAGGCTTGCCCGTTTATAGCGATAGAGTTTTATCAATTGAATGACTTAAAAAATTTAACTAACTATTTAAACCAATAATTTTATGGCAATGCAAGAGCGAACATGTTTTACCGCCGAAGAAGCCCGGGCTTATGCCATGGATTGGCAGACCTGGATGAGCAATAAGAATTTATCTTATGGCGAGATTGCGGAATGGCAAGCGATTTTTAGAGAGCTAGCCGAGAGGTTTGATTTAACGGAAGAGTTTGAAGAAAACTGTATTATTTAAGGCTAGACCGCCGAGCCGGCAATGCCGGCTTAACGGCTTATTCTTAATTATAAAATTATGAAATGTAAGATTTGCAAAAAGACTATTAAAGAAAATACTGATGGCGATGATAAATATTGCCAAGGGCATTTTTTGTTTAGCAATTTATCAATTGAAGATAATATTACTTATCACAAGAAGATGGATAATAATTTAATTTAATAACGATAAAACTATGAGAATTGCAAAAAATGTAGTTGCACAATTGCGGAATAGACAATTTAAATGTAAGATTTGCGATGGTGATTTAAGAAATACCGGCACTATGCAGTGTGCTTTAGAGCATGATAAATACCAAACTAAGAAGTACAACGACCAGTCTAAACAGATTGCCGATTGGACAACTAAGAAGCTAAAAGAAGAGGCTAAGGTTTATTATCATGGTATTTATGTACTTGAATGTTTTGGCACTAGAGATGCGATAGCTTATGATGTTATTTGCCGAGAGCTAAGCTTTAGAGGTGTAGAGCCTAAGACTAAACTTTATTTTTAACCTTATGTACAATCTACAATTATTAATAGTGGTTGCTATGCTAGCCGTAGCGACCGGGGTATATTTTAAAAAATAACCCTTGACAGGCACCGACAGATTTGATATACTGTATATATAAAGATATGATTTACCCGGATATGACAAAAAAAGAAAGAAGTGAAGCGATATGGCACGATATACGAATGCTTATTTTTACTTTGGTTATTCTCTATTTTACCTTTCAAGGCTTATGGCACTTTCTTTTTAACATAATGACCGGGCGAACTAGCCTAATTTATATCAATAATTAACTATGGATGTTTATAAAAGATTGGCGATTGAATTAGCTAAGCGAGACCGTAAAGGCTGGAAGTCTTATGGCAAGCCAATGACTAAATTTGACGGTAGGGATACCTTTCTTGATATGTACGAAGAGCTTTTAGACCTAGTTGTTTATTTTACTAAGCTCAAAATGGAAGAGGAGTTGCTAGGTTGCTCTTCTTGCCGGAAATTAAAACGAATTAATATATGTCTAAAACATACGAATATATCTGCATCCGGTGCCACAAAAAAAAGAAGTCTAAAGACCATTTAAAGTTGAGCTGTAATAAATGTTTAGCCTGGAGGAAGCCGGGGATTGGGCAGATTGATATATTCGGGAATGTAGTTGACCGGTAGATAAACCGGGTTTAGAGAAATGATGAAAATTTATGAGAATCAATACAACTTGGAAAACAATTAGAAAACAAGCAACTTTAATTTATCAATTGAAGAAGTACTTTAAAGAAGAGAAATGGCTGGATATAGTTTTTGGTTTTGCTTTGGGGGTTGGATTTATGCTGTTGTTTTTAAAGGTGCAAATTTATTGGTAATTTCTTTTTGAGGGGATACTAGCCGTTATTTTCTTGTCGGCTGTTGCTTAGGCAAGGCTGATATGACAAGCATGGGGATGTATGGCTAGCTATCCCTCAAAAGTAAATAACTTTATCATAATACTATGGCAATAACATTTTTTAATAATTGGAAAACAATAAAAGAATTTCATTTAATATAAATATCTTATAAACTCAATCCTATAGACGAAGATATATTGGTAGTAGTAATCTGTTTATTAGGTTTTGGGATGGTTTTAGTCTTTAATATTTAACTCTTACTAATATGTCCCTAGACTCCAAAACCAAAGAACAAACCGATTATCTTTTTAATCAGATAGAACCTTTTTTAGGTGGAAAATGTTATGACATTGATAAAGAAGATATTAAAAAAATAATCTATAAAACCTTGAAAGTTTTTAATCAAGGGAGGTAAATATATTGTTTATTGATGGTGGCAGTAAAAAATCCTTTTCGGAGCTAGGTTTAAGGAATAATGCGAAATGTCAAGTAATTCTTGGTGAATAGCATTAGACAACCACTCACACGCCGAAAAAAATAACTTGGTGGATATTTCATTAATATCTATTAGTCAGGGTGAAAATACGACTACTGCCTCCATTAGTAAATAATTGAAAGTTTTTAATCAAGGAAGATAAATATATGTTTAAAGATGCAAGTAAAAATTTAATTAATTACAAAGCTTTGGAACAAGAAGCGATGATGGAAGAAGCTATCGCAAGTGCGGAATTGGCGGGAGCGGATATGACAAAACAAACTTGCGAGGCGTGCGAATTTATAAAATTAGGAAAATCTAATTTAAAGCATACTTGCGGTAAAGATATGCCAAAAGAAAAAACTGATTTTATAAAAAAGGTATTAAAAGAATTTAATGAGGAGTTTTACGAAAGTCATAATTGGCAAGAAGTTAATGACCACATTATTGACCTTTTAGCCGAGCAGAAGCAGGAGCTTAAAAAAGAATTCTTCGAGGTTATAGAATTTGAATTTAAAAAGGCAAAAAAGCAAGCCATTAAAGAATATCTAAAAACTGATGAAGGTAAATGCTATACCGACTACGAAACGCTTAAAAAAATGGCGAGAGAAGATATTAAGCAGGAACTGTTGGATAAACTGCCGAAAGAAATTAGCGAAATTGAACATTATAAACACTTAGGAACTGAAGTTCAAGCCTATGATGAGGGATTTAATGACTGTCTTGAAGAAATAGCTAACCAAATTAAATCTCTATAATAAGAATTTTATGAAAACCTTTATTAAAGATGTTTTATTAAGTCTAGCTCTTATTGGAGTAGCAATATTTGGTATCTGGTTTTGGAATAATAATATTTAAAATATGAAACTTAATGAGGGCTGTTTAATTACTTTAAGTATGTTTATAAGTTTTATTATCTGTTTAATTTATATAATATGTACGAACTAAAAAAAGTTGATGCTAATGAAATAACTGCAGGGATGGTTGATGCTACTGTAATGATAAAAAAAACTTGGAAGGTTGAGCTAAGAGACGATTGTAAGGTTTGCGGCGGGCTGTTGCCCAATGCCAGATACCGAAGTTTTTGCTCGGCTAAATGCCGGAACAAGTTTTATAATAAAAAGAATCAGAAGAATAACACTGCTTGGCAACGAGCTCAACGGGATAAAAAGGCTAGCGAGCCTAGCCCGGATAAAGTACAATGTCTAATTTGCCATCGCTGGTATGTGCAAGTTTGCTCCCATGTTTGGGCTATCCATAAAATGACCGGTCGTAAGTACCGGGAATATTTCGAACTGGAAGTTAAGCGTGGCGTGGTGCCTACTTGGTACCGGAAGTCGAAAGGCGAGCAGGCTATCGATAATGGAACTTTTAAGAACTTGGAAGCCGGCGAAAAATTTAGATTTAAAAAAGGCGGTAAGGTGCCGGTCTATAAACGGTCGCAAATAACCATAGAAAGATTGAGAAAAAACATGGAAAAACTGCACACTTGCATGCCGACAGCGGATGGTGTATAATAAGAATACATAATTTCTCTTGGTCGATAGGAATTAAAAAATGGTAGTAATCTACCACTTAATTAAATAATGATAGTATCAACTATCAAAAGGAAAAAATATATGGGATTAGATAACAGACAAGCTGGTAATTACATTACCGTACTGGCAGGTAAGCTCTGCCAACGAGTACCGGAAGGTACTGAAGGTGCAATCCAAAGGACTAATAAACTCGGTAATGTGGTATTTGAAAAGTTTTACGACAGTTTTACCGGTCGCTTAGTGGACATTAAAGTGCAAGACGGAACTTATGGCAAGACTTGGAACTTCGTTTTTGTGGATAAAGAAGAGCCGTACATTTTACAGCTCTCCTACTCGAACAGTTTTGCTACGGCGTTATTAAAGATTTTACCTAACATCGATTTGACTAAAGAGTTTAAAGTCTCTCCTAGTGTAAAGATGGTGGATGGTAAAAACAAGAGCACGCTATTTATTAACCAGGACGGCAAGGCTTTAAAGCATGCTTACACCCGGGAAAATCCTAATGGTATGCCGGATATGGAACAGGTGACTGTTAAAGGCGTACTACAATGGGATGATACGAAGAGATTAATATTTTTACAGAACATGGTTGATACGGTTATTATGCCTAAACTATTGGGTGGTACAGGACCAGTGCAACCGGTCGCTGAAGCCCCGGCTGAAGAAGAATTTAATACTGAAGATGCTTTCTAACAACTGAATATCCCCCTCTCGGTAATGTAGATTTAGTCGAGAGGGAGCTAACTGAAACAGCGTTTGTGTGGTAAAGGGTTTCTACATTCCCGGAGTCACTATCTCGCTGTTTTTGGTTAGCTCTTTCTCGATTTAAACAAAAATGTATGACAGAAAAATTTTTAACCTTCTTCCCTAATTGCAAGTTTAGATACTTGGATTTGTCAGGTGGAAATAAGCCTCCTATCTCTTCTGATACGCAAAAAGATGAATTGAACAAGCAAGGTTATGACAGTTTCTTTACTCCCAATGGCTTTGCCGGTAATACTGCTACCAGAGATAACTGCATAAACCTATCAGCTTTTTATATTGATATAGACCATAAATTATCTGAAGCTGAGATGGATGAGATTAAAAAAACCCTCGACCCGACTTTTATTATAAAGACGATGCAAGGCTTTCATTTTTACTGGTTATTAGATGAACCTATTTTCAGAGCAGAAAATCCTGGTGATTGGGAGGCAATCGTGGCACGCTGGGAGCGGATAGAACAAGCAATCGTTAATGCAATCCCTAACGCCGATAAAGCGGTTAAAGATATACCTAGAATATTACGGGTACCGGATACAATATATTTTAAGAAAACCGATGGCACTTTTAAGATAAAAGGAATTTACAAGAAGCCGGCGAATACTTACTCAATGGCTGAAGTTGAAGCCGTCTTCCCGTCGACCGCCCCGGCTACGGTTAATAGTTTAGCTACGACAACTAATGATAGGATAAAGAAAATGGCTGATGCCGAAAGGGTTAATTTCTTTGAACGAGTCAATGAAGAGTTTCCGATTGAAGAGCGGGATAGTTTCCAGCGATTAATCAATGCTCACCCGGATGCTTTGCTCCCCGGCACCGGGCGGAACACCACACTCCTGATTACTTCTTGCTTGATGAGGCAGGCTAAGTGGACTAAGAAACAAGCGATTGAACAGATTGAAAAAGTCGGTTGGTACGGGATGGAGAAGGAGCCGGGCGGTGCTAGAGAAATTTTAACTACAATCGATAGTGCTTTTAACGGCAATTATACTTACTCGTATAAAAATGATGTTATATCTTTCAATATGTCCCCGATTGAAAATCAACGGATACAGCAAGCTTATGTTAAGGTAGCTAAGGACCGTAAAGACCAGGATAAGGTCCGTTTCTCAAACTACGAGCAGGAACTTTTGGTCAAACATCCACACCTCCGAAAAAATGAAATTGGGATAATTTTTCAGTACCGGGACGGTGTTTATAAAATGATGTCCGACCAGGATATTTCAGATTTGATATTACAGGGGCTTTATGATGATATGCTTTGGAATTATCGGACTAATAAAAATGTCTCTGATAAGGTAGCTTGTTTGCTATCAATCATCCCCCTGTTAGTCGTGACTGATGATAAAGGTTATATCGCTAATGTAAAAAATGGACTGCTTAATATTTATACCAAGGAATTGATGCCTCACTCGCCGACCTTTGTTTCGCTTATCCAGTACCCGGTTGTTTATGACCCGGCGGCGACCGCCCCGGTTTGGGATAGGTGCGTCCATGAATGGATGAAAGGACCGGAATGGTCTATGAAAATTAAATTGCTAAAACAATTCTGCGGATATTGCTTATCTTCTTCAATGCTTTATGACCGGGCTTTATTTATGGTGGGAGACGGCGGAAATGGCAAGTCAACTTTCATTGATACCATTGCTATGGTCCTCGGACCGGATGCCACATCGCACATCGACCTGGAGGGACTTTACGATACCTTTGGCATGCACGGGCTGATAGGCAAGCGGTTGAACATCATTGAAGAAGTCCACGGTAATTATTACCAAAGCAATAAACTGAAGAAGTTAATCTCTGGCGAACAAGTGACTATTGATATTAAATATAAACCTCAGTTTACTTTTCGACCGCAAGCTAAATTTGTTTTCTCGGTTAATATGCTCCCCAGGGTAGATGATACTTCCACCGCCACTGAACGCAGAATCCTAGCTGTACAATTTTTGAACAACTATCGGGAAAATCCTAACTATGAACTCCGGTCTAGTGTAGGCTTATTAGCTCAAGAACTGTCTGGTATTTTAAATTGGATGGTTGCCGGAGCGATTGACCTGGCTAACGACAAAAAGTTTGTGATTACTAATGAACAAACCAGGATACTGGATGAGTACCGGGAAGAAAATTCTTCGGTTGAAGGTTTTCTGTCTGAGTGCGTAATTTTGAATCCAACCACCAGTATTGAAACTCCGACACTTTACAACGAGTACAAGCGATGGAGTATGACTGACGGCGGGAGAAAAATAAAGTCTAAGATTACTTTTAACAAAGAGGTCCGGGCTTTCGGAGCTAAGGGAAAGCGGTTTACTTTCGAACCACGAGCTAGCGGTCATCTCGAAGCTAAGTTTGCTGGAATTGCTTTAAGTCCGCAGTGGATAGCCCAATGTCAGGCTTATTTAGCCTAAAAACTATGCAACCATTATACGAACATCAAAATAAAATAATTAGCGAGAATAAACTCAAGTGCGGTTTGTTCCTCGGCACCGGGGCTTCGAAGACCCGGACGGCTTTGCATTTAGCTGAAGGCAAGACTTTAGTTATCTGCCCAAAGCAACAGCGGGAAGATAAAACTTGGGAGCGGGAGAATATTAAATGGGAAACTAAAGTTGACCTGAGAGTTGTCAGTAAAGAAGATATGCGGAAGTTTTGGTTCGAACTCCCCCGCTACGAAACCGTTATTGTCGATGAATGCCATAATAATCTAGGCGTTATGCCGGCGTATTCGTATATCAAGGGTGTCCAGTATCCAAAAACTTCTCAAATTTTCGAGGCTACGAGGAATTTCATCGCTAAAACTAACCCGAAGAGGTTGTATCTCCTGTCCGCCACGCCGGTGCCGAAGCCCATGAGTATGTGGGGAATAGGAACTCTTTTTGGGCAGGAATGGAACTTCTCTGATTTTAGAGAGGTTTATTATTCTCAAATAAGGATGGGAGCTAACCGGGTAATCTGGATACCAAAGAAAACTGAAGAGGCTAAACAGCGGTTAGCTGACTTGGTTAAGAAATGGGGATACACTGGAGCTATTTCCGATTTCACGGATGTACCTGACCAAATCGATAAATTGGTCAAAATTGAGCTCACAGGAGAGCAAAAGTTGGCTTTGCAGCAATTAGCCTTCAATGAAGCCGACGCTTTGGTACGAGCCTCCAGAGCCCGCACCATTGAGAACGGAGTGCTATATGGGAAGAAGATTGAGTCTTTAGATGGAAAAACCGACCAGATGACCAATCAAACCATTATTTACAAGTCTAATAAAATTGATTACATTTTAGAGAGGGCTCTAGAATTCCCTCAGCTTTTAGTGTTTGCAAATTATACAGCCCAAATTTTGGAAATAGAAAAGGCTTTGAAAAAAGAAGGATATACTGTTTCTACTTTGACCGGTCAAACTAAAGATAGAAGCTTTCTCCAGAAAGTTAGCGAATCAAACAAGCCGCATATAGTAATAGCCCAAAGCAGTGTTTCCTCCGGCTGGGAATTGCCAGATTTTCCATGCGTGGTATTTGCCTCTCTGTCGTGGAGAGTTGTTGACCATGTTCAAGCCAGAGGAAGAGTTTTGAGAATGAATAAGCTAAAGAAAAATCTTTATATTTATTTAGTAGTTGAAGGTAAGGATAAAGATTGTTATGATTCTATAATGAATGGGAATGACTTTATCGAGAAGATGAATACACAATAATATGACAACGAAACAATGGAAGCTAAAAAATCCAGAAAGATATAAAGCACAGCAAAAAAGATACCGGGATAAACATCGCCAGGATATTTATGCGTATCAAAAAGAATGGATAAAAAATAACCCGGAGAAACGTAAAATAATAGTAGATAGGTCTATTGCTAAGCATCCGGAGACGAGAAGAAATAGAATATATAAAGTTAATATTTCCGATATAAAGAACAAGCAAGATGGAAAATGTGCAATATGTGGTAAAGAGCGTTTTTTGGTAGCTGACCACTGTCATATAAAAAATAAGTTTAGAGGGCTGTTATGTAATGATTGTAATTTAGGTCTAGGGAGATTTTTTGACTCTGTTGAACTTTTAGAAAAAGCTAAGAAATATTTAATTAATAATATTTAGCTTGACAAGTCGCTGTCGACAGTGCTATACTTATAAGATATGAAAGAAGCCCTTAAAAATACAACTTTAAATCAATATTTCAGGGAGAAGCAATTCTACTGTTATTATGAATTAAAAGATGTTGGTGAGAGTGGCTCATTCTCGTTCGCTAAAATAAGAAAGGTCCAATGGGATGGTCTGCAAGCTACAGAAAGAAATGGACTGGTTTGGAAGTTGTCAGATGAAATAAGTCGTCCCAAGCCTTGCGATGGTCTCAGTCTTCCACCGTTACCTTCTTACCTTATCATCGCCTTCAGTCAAGAATTTGTTCTCATTAGATTTAATAAAATAGTAGATTTAAGAAATGAGGGAGCCATCTCCATCTCAAGGTCGAAGGCGGAGAGCATAGCAGATAAAATAATTAAAACATAACAACAACATTATGACAGAAAAAAAAGTAATCCCCATGACGAGAATTAATACCCGTATTAAGCAAGAACAGCATGCTTATATTAAAGCCGTGGCTAAAAAACGAGGTTGTACTGAAGGCGAAGTTTTTAGAGCAATTATAAATAACGATATGCAATCTAAAAGACCAGTTAATAACAAAAAATAATATGACAACAGGAATATATGAATCTTACGCAGTGCTTAACGCTCAGATAAAAACCTTAACTGAAAAAAAGGATGAACTAAGAGACAGAATTTTAGCTGATTTATCAAAGCAAGAATTGGATAGCATTAATACTGCTGTTGGTAAATTTACTGTAGCTACCTTGAAGACTTGGAAATACACTAATAAGGTAAAAGAGTTAGAAGAAAAATATAAGGCTCAAAAAGCCACCGAAGAGAGCACCGGTGATGCTACCTTTGAAATAAAGCAGTCTCTCAGGTTCACTCAAATCAAACTTTAATTAATTTTAACCGCAAATAAAATGAAAAAAACTAAAAAGGCTCCCAAGCCAAAAATGAGAAAGAGTGCTACTAAAAAAGCACCATCAGTCAAAATGGTTACTTATTCTATTAAGATGACTATCCCGACTGCTGCTTACGCTAATATTATTCCGGAGATAGTTGTTAAAGGCGGGTCCATTGAAGAGGCTCATAACTTTGTTATCCCACACATGAATCGATTGTGGAAAGAGTATTACTTGGTTAATGAGCGAAGAGCTGAAACTAATGTTGGAACTGGTCCAGGAGTTTATTTTGCACCATCTCCGATTGACAAACATCCTGCTTATAAAGATAATATCTCTTCAACTACTGGCACTCCGATTATGACAATAAGTGATGACGGTAAAATAGTCCCAGCCCCGCCAGCTAGCTCGGTAGCTTTGATTAAAGCCACTAAAGCGATTGAGTCCTGCTTGAGTCTAGAAGCTTTAGATATAATCGATAAGCAAGTAGCTAATTCGGTTAAATTAACCGATGAGGATAAAGCGGCGTTGCTGCCGTTAATGGAGCAAAAATATGCAGAATTAGATAAACCAAAAGATGAATAAAACTAATAAAAGAGGAGATAGGCGTGGAATGACTCGTACATTAGAAGATTCATGTCAATCTAAAAATGGAAATTGGAAAGGCGGAATTCATTATAGAAGTGATGGATATATTTTGATTCGTATTGGAGTTTTTCCGAGAAGCTATAAAGGTAAAAGATATGACCTTCTGCATCGGTTAATAATGGAGAAACACCTTGGCAGAAAACTTCTTGATAGTGAAATAGTCCACCATAAAAATGGTGATAGAACTGATAACCGTGTGAAAAATCTTAAAATAATGTTGCAATCAGAACATGCAGGTAGTCATTATAAGGCAGATAATAAAACTGGTAGATTTATTAAAAAAATATGAATAAATTAATTCTTCCCCGCCCTCATTTGTCATGGAGTCAAATGTCCTGCTGGATTACTAGTCCAGATAGATTTAGGAGAGAATATTTTGAATGTGGCAAGAAATTAAATTCTAAATATTTACGTTACGGAAAGGATATAGCTGGGCTTATAGAAACCGGGAAACACAAGGAGTTGCTACCAGACCTTATAGTTTATGATGTGAGAGAACTTGAAATAAAAACAAATATTTGTGGTGTTCCTATACTTTCCTATCTTGATGACTATGACCCGGTTAATAATGTCTTTAGGGAGAAAAAGACCGGAAAATCTCCGTGGACTCAAGCGAAGGTGATTAAACACGGGCAATTGGTTTTTTATGCCACAGCATTAAAACACAGTATTGGTAAAATACCAGAATATTGTGACTTAGATTATATCCAAACAAGAGAAATAAGAGAATCAGATATTGATGATTTTTGGAGAGTTAAAGAGGATACTGTACAAGTTACTGGATATATCAAGTCTTTTCATCGGGTTTTCCATGAAGTAGAAATTGAGAAGATGGAGGAGTTAATAGTTAAGTCAGCTAATCAAATATCAGAAGCATATCAAAACTTCTTAAAGGAAATATAAATTTATGAAATATAGATTTTTTAACTGGGTGTATGCCACAATTTTTGGTTATTTTTGGTTACCTTGCCCTGTATGTGGTAAAAATTTTGGAGGTCATGAATGGAAAGATGATAATAGTGTGTATACGGGGAAAGGTGATGATGGTTATCCATATCAGGGAACTGGTGTCTGCCCGGACTGCGGAGAGAAAGCTAAAAGAATTAATTTAGATAATGGCTATAAATAATTTTCTATGAAACTAAAATATCGTCCACCAATCTACGGCAATAAGACTTTACGAATTGTCTTCGAGTTCGCATTAGTAATGTCAGAAGTCGCTAAAGAGAGAGGAATTGAATTGACCGCCGCAATGTCCTCTAGAGCCGAGTATATGCTGATAAATGAGTTACGAACGAACGGACTGCAAAAGACTGTTATGAATTTTACACCGCTAATACTTGCAGCTCTTGAAGTAAAAGAAAACACCCCTCAATAGGGGTGTTTTTTTATAAAGAATTATATCTGCTTGAACCGTTTGGTCTACTTTTCTTCTTTGCTTTTTCATCTTGCTTCTTGTAATATTCTTTATTCTCTGGAAGATTATATTTTCCAAACAGAGCTCCTCTAACATAGTTGGCTGGACTCTGTTTTATTTTATATTGGAATTTTCCACTAGCAGTAGTAGATTTTCCCGCATTGACAGCTGATATACCTTCGTAAGTTCTTTGCATCTGGGCTCCGGCTGGTACGATATTAGTAAACAAAGACTTACCGACCATCTTGCCTCTTTGTCCCCAGTCTAATTTATTGCCATATTTATCCGTTCCCATAACTCCGCCTGTCCATAAATCTATACCGAATTGAATCGCTGGAGGCATACCCCATCTTAATGGGAAGCCGGCATCGCTCCATTTCATACCGAAGGCACTGCCGATGTAGGTAAAGAGAAGGAATGAGCTCAATAGGTATCTAATAAGTTTTCTCCATTCATGGTCTCCAAGCATGTGTCCGATAAATTCAGTCTGTTTCAAACCGAAGGTTTGGAATTGAGCTGCCATCTTGGCTACATCGCTGTTCAAACCTACCGGAGTATCTAACGGACCGAATAAGAACTGAGTTTTAGCTGAGACAAATTTACCATACCGGATAGCATCTTGAAGTGTGGGGGTATAACCTTCCGGCTTTTCTCTGCCTAAAGCTTCTCTGAATTCTTTATTGGTTAATTTATTTTTAAGAAATTTTGACTTAGCACCGTAATAAGCCGCTCCACGATTCATTAGTTCTGAAGCATTCATGTTTAAAAATAACACTTTATCAAACCTCTCAGCCATTTTCTTCACAGCACTATAAGTTCTGTCTTCAATAAATGGGGCGATAAGAACTCCATTTTCATCTAATTCTTTACTTCCAAATCTTACCAGGTCAATATAACCTTTGGTGGTATACCAAGTACCCAGTTCAGCAAAAGTATTAACTCCCTGAGTTAAGTTTTTAGCAAAAGAGGTAACCGACCCGCCGATTTTAGCCCGGGAAATCATCATACGCATAAACCTGGTAATGGAAGCGGTAGGTCTGGCACCGAACAGGAAGCCGAAGTGCTCTTTTATGTGGTTATCAATCGAAGTATCTAACGCTGTTGGTCTTAAATTTACAGCACTCAGGTAACTATTTAAGTAATTCAACTGGCTGGTATCGGTTAATTTCGCACTGGCTATCTTTAATTCTTCCAGAGCCGGGTCCATATTCACCTTACGAGTAGCCCGTTTAGTGTAAGCGTCCAACGCCGCCCAGGTATTTTTAATATATCCTTCAGCTCCTTGCCTTTGTAATAAAAAAGGATTATAAACGCTTCCCGGTATCTTCTTGTTGATGATATAGGCTATTTCTTCCGGTATCTCTCCGCCTTTACCGAATGGAAAAATGTGAGTGATGTAGTCTGAAATCCTGGCATCCGGTTGCATCCCCAGTCTATCAGCCCATTGACTCAACCAAGTTTTTATTTCACTGGCGACCTGAGATTCTTCCGGATTCAAAGGAATAGTTTCGCCATCGAGAAAGCGAAAAATCTTTTCGTTACCTTCCTTGGAAACCCTTTTTGACCAGGCGGTAATCTTATCTATATTTTTAGGAAGTTCCGAGATGTAACCCTCATAACCCTTTAATAATTTCTGGTAAGACGGTCTAATTCCCATTCGCTCAAAGACCTTCCATGGCGTTCGTAAATAATCTATCCACCTGACTCTCTCAGTTATTGGCGTTCGTTTCTCACCATCAAGAACTACATCTATTGGCGGAATAGTAGAAGCAATATCTGGCGGTAAACCTTGTTTACCGGCTTGTTCTATTTTCTTAGCCATCCCAGCGGGAGATTCTTCGGTGGGCGGAACAAGCGTCTCAACCGGGACTTCCTTAGTCGCCGGTTTTTTAAATAAAGTTGGCTGTTCAGCCGGTTGCATTCCTTTGGCTGTCGGAGCTAGGAACATTTTCTGGAGTGCTTGCTTGAAACTCGGTGATTCTTCATTGTAAAATTTAGTAAGTGGGGTTGAGTTATCTCCGGTTAAAACTTTATCAAAAATAGAACTCATTCTTTTTACAGCCGGAACTTCTTGTCTAAGTACTAAATTTCTTAGGCGGCTATAAAGTTCTTTAGCTATTCTATTCAAGAGTGGTTCCATTTGTTGTGCTGGGACTTTATTCTCGAAAACATAATCAGAAAAACTTTGGGCAAAAAATTCTTTCACAGTTTTAGAATAATACTTAGCACCTGAATCTTTATTGCTACCTTAAATACTTTATTGACTATTGCTCTTTCCTCTACTGTTAAAATTAAATCCCAGCCGGCATGCCCGAATTCATGTACAAAAACTCTGCTAGCTTGTGCTTGGGTACTTTTTTCAGCCAGACCTTTTTGCATCTTGAATTCTTTAGTTATAGCATTGTACTGCCCAAGGGTTTCTCTATATCTACTATTTGCACCAAACCGTCCGCTGTCAGAAAATTTTATTGTCTCGAGTACTCTATCATTAACGCCTTCGAATAAAGTCCTGATAATAGTAGCTTCTTCCGAAAAAATCGTGCCATTTTTGAGCATTACATCCACATACTCGCTTAATTTTCGATAACCCGGGCGGGTAGCTCGATACTGGGCATCGAGTTCGCCGATAGATTTAGTAGTATCAACAACTTCATTGTTTATGGTTAAATCACTCTGTTTAATAGCCGTATCCCTAGTTTTAATAATTTTTTCTTCGAATTTAACTATATCGGAATACTTATTATCTATAATATTATTACCAAGAGATTTGTCGTTTGCTTTAGTTTGCTCTTCTACCCAAAAACTAATAACATCTCTCGCTTCCTGGATAGATTTTTCTGCTCTATTTATAATTTGCTTCTGAGCATTGGTTAAAACTATACCTTCTTGCTCATATCTTTTAACAGCAGGTATTTGTATAGGCTCTGCTGGTGTCGACACATCCTGTATATTTAATCCCACCGGAGTATTCCTAGTGGCATCGACAATCCCTAAGTTTTTGCTGGAAGATTCTGCTAAAGCTTGACCGACTTGTGGTGCTTCCTTATTTATAACATGAGCTCCAGCTCCAATTCCAGCTCCAGTTAAACCTCCGACTCCGGCAGTCATAAGAATTTGCCCGCTGGTAAAATATTCTTTTCCAGCTTGAATAGCCGCTTGCCTTTCAGCATCGGTTTTAGCTTCACGATAATCATTACCCATTTTTAATAAGTCCTGAGAAACTTCAGTACCGCCTTCAACTGAGAATTCTTTTGTTAAAGTTGACAACAAAGCTTTAGATGGTGTTTTAAATAGTGATTCAATGGTTTTCCCTAATACACTGTCGAGAGCAACATCAATTCCAATATTAGTGGTGCTAGTAACCGAGCCCTTATTTTCTATCTGCTCACTAGCCGATAAAGCAGTCCAGTAAGCTACCGAAGCAGGTTTGCCGGCGTATGGTATAAAGTTTAAGCCAACACCAATTAAAGTTTGCGGACCGCTGTTGGACAATTGATATAAAAACTGGTTCATCTTTGAAGGGTCTCCGGCTTGGGCAGCTTTATTTGCTTTGTAAGCTTCAGTGAATGTTTTCGGTCCGATTGACTGAACAGTAGAAACTATCCCGGTGCCCGAAGTTCTTTTAGCCATTTCTGCTATTACCGGCGTAACCGCAGGATGATTCAATAACTCTTTGAATTTTTTAGATAATGGAGATTCATAATTAGGGTCTAGCATAGCTGCCGTAGAGGGATTACTTTTTAAAGCTTCCAGTTTTATCTGGTCAGACTTTAATTTCTCCCTAGCAAGTTCTGCTTCCATTGGAGTAATCCGCTTTTCAGGAGTTCCATTCAAACCAAAATAATCTTCTGCCGCTTTGGGTAGAAGAACTTTAGCCGCCTTGGTCCATAGGCTATCTTCCTTTGGAGCTGCCGGTTTGGCTTGCGATAGAGTAGAAGTCGGTAAACCAAAAGTATCTTTAGCCGATACAATCCTCGGACCGGGAGCTAATGGAGCTGGAGTAGTTGCAACCGGTGTAGTATATGAAGAAAATTGCAGTGGAGCAGCTTGAACAGGTTGAATATCAACCGTAGTGGTAGAATCAACCGGAGTGTACCTGTTCGATGTTTTTACTTGGTTATATCTATTAGACATTTATTTTCCAGTTATAGCACCCCAAATCTTTGAGAAATAACCTTCCTTTTTTGCAGGTTCAGCAGGTATCTGTTCTATAAAATAATGTTTAACTGAAGCCGGGAGTGTACTACCGGTTATATCCGCACTTAATTGGTCGGCGGACAAATCACCGGCAAGCACGCTAGCAAAGTCTTCTGCAAAGTTTTGATATATGGGCACTTTTATATCTTCATCATTCATAGCCATCGGGGTATTGATGTAGAAATTCTTAATATCATCATCAAGAGAATCGAAGGCGGTAATACTTAGCCCGGCATTGCTGGCTCCGTCGTTCATTTGTGATTGAGTAAACAATTTTTTGGCTGCACCGTCACCATCACTCTTTGTACCAGTCGTCGCCTTCCATTGTCTAATAGCTTCATTGGTAGCGAAAACTCTTTCCTCTTTAGCCGCAGCCATATCAGCCTTAGCTTTATCTTCGTCTTGTTTTGTTTTCAGTCTAGCGAAGACATCATTTAGAGTCGGGTCATAGACACCGGCATAAGCTTTTTCAATCGCCCTCAATTCTGACGGGCTGTAAGCAATACCGGATTGATTACCAACACCATACGGGTCGGTAGTACCGGTAGCAATATCATTCCTAGAGTTGTTCAAATTAGTAGCTCTCTTCTGCAACTCAGCCGCTGATTCATTTGGATTGGTCATAGCATCGCCGGCATAGTTGGTGATTTCTCCGTTGCCCTTAGGAACTTTATTACCCAAGTAGATAGCATATTCTTCCGGAGTCATAACTTTACCGGTCTTTGGGTCTCGGTATTTATCATAAAAGCTACTTGTTGAAGTCGCCGCAGTTGCCGGATTAACCGGAGCTACTGGAGCAGCTGGGGCTGGAGTTGAGGCACCGGAAGCACCGGTAAAAATAGGAGCCGGTGTTATTTTTGCTCCTCCAGCCGGATTAAAAGTCCCACCACCATTTGGCAGTGTTTCCGTCTGCGGTAGTATCATAGACGGTGTTGAATTAGCTGTGCCCATACCGCTGTAAATGTTCATCAGTTGATTGGGATTAATGTTGTTTAGTGTAGCCCCAGGAATAGGAGCATACGGATTAGCTAAAAATGGATTTGCCATATATTTAATATTGATTATTAGAACCGGTAGCTACGAGCTTATTACCTTTGTTCCAAAGGTATCCCGCCGCTCTAGTATTGGCGTTAGTTGCTCTTTCAGTATTAGCTGTACCCTGATAATTATAAGTGCTCGGGTTATAAACACTGGATAACGGGTTAGAACTAACTCCGCCTTGAGCCGTACTAGGATTATAAGTGTTACTGCCTAAGTTATAATATTGGTTCAACCCGGAAGCAGCATTATTGCCATATTTATACTGAAAACCCCTGGCAGTATTACCGATATCGTTTGTAAAGTTCCTCTGGTTAGTAGACTGGTCTCTGTTATAAGCATCTGCCATACTTTTTTCTTTTTGCACCCGGCTGCCGGAAAATAAGACACCGTTATTTGCAGCTGTCTGGTCAGCGGTTGTTTTGTCAGATTTAAAATTTTCACCAGACTGGATTAAATAGTCCTGGTAGTTAGCTTGCTTCTGGGCTAAAGCAGCTTCAGCGTCAGCCTTATCCTTAGACTGCATTGCCTCGTAATATAATCGATTATCTTCCATTCCTTGAGCTAAGGCAGCTTGCTGGTCTTCCACGCTAAATGGCTTACCTTCCCAATCCATTAAACCACTGATATTCCCTGTGGACAAACCGTTGATAATTTCATCCAGAGAACTGCCACCCTTGGCAAGTGTAGCAATAGCAGGGTTATTAGCGGCTGCTTCCTTGTATTTGTTATCAACAGATTCTTGCGTTTCTACTGGAGCAATAGTCGTAGCGACTTTAGGAATACCCATTAAAGTTTTACCATCCGCAGACCTGCCAGTGACATTATAATCTTTGATAACTGAAGGATTAGGGATGGCAACAGGAGTTTGATTAGCCACCGAATTTTTTTGTTTTTGATATTCGTTCCAAACTAATCCTTTTGTAATAGGCGAATTTTTGGCGAGTAAAGACTCAACCTCAGTTGGAACTTTGGTAGTTAAATAGTCAATAGTTGCCATATCACTATCTAAAGGTTGTCTGCCATAATAGCGAACAAAATTTGCTATTACATCAGATTTGTTTGTTTTGATTGCCATATTTTTTAAAATAATTATTAATCATTAGCTTGCCAAAAATCCCACCAACTTACAAGTAAGGTCCTTGTTTCATCATTTTTATCTCTCACATTTATATAAAGTGCGTTAGTGCCAGGACCTGTTGGAGTGCCATCACCGTCGCTAGTAAATACTAAAGCATCGTTTATATAAAAAGACACAAGCCCAGTAGCAACATTTAAAGCAGCTTCCAATACAACTACCTCTCCAGCACTGAAAGTAGTTAATGCTTCTTGATAATTGTTTGTTCCGTTAGCTACGGTCGAATAAATATCATTTCCATGAATGTAAAAACCATAATGGTCGGTGATATTACTAACACTATTAGCTTTGCCAACAACTATATATATTTCTTGGTCACTATTACTGGGAATTTGAACTTCACATTTGAACTTACTATCTTGGTCCCAACTCTGAACGTTACCTATATTTTTTTTAATTTCGCTATCTTCATCTGTTACTAAACCGGTAGTAATAAAAAGACCATATACCGAAGCTACAATAGTTCCCGTTCCATCCATAGTTTTAGAGTAGCCGTCAACAGACTCAAAAACTGTAAACCAATGAAAATCATCACGAGCTAGGCTGGAAACTTTAGCATGACCAGACATATCTACGCTGAATGGAGCTAAGTCAAAATCCGCATTTCCTAAATATATTCCATTAGCATCTGCTTTAAAAATATTATCCCCAGAGCCGACGGATATATTCACATTAGCTAAAAGTGTACCGGCAACAATTTTCGAAGCATCAATAGTATTTGCGAGGATATTATCGCCCGTAATTTGATTACCTTGGATTGTATTAAATGAAGCATTTACTGCCCCGTTTTCAGCTATAGCAATTAAAACCTTCCCTGCTCCAACAGCATCTCCCGAAACTGTTGTATATTGGTATGTAGTTGGTGACACAAGCAAATCTAAATAAATATATGTCTTCTGGGTCATTGCTCCCGTGTTTCCTGCCGCAATAGTATATGATGTACCATCAGCTGAGTTAAAAGTACCTCCTAACCAATTTACTTGATTAGTACCTGTTACCGAAAAGACGGAAGATTGTGTCCAGCCCCAATTAGAAACATCAAGAACTGTTACCGGATAAGTCCCCGGGGTTAGTTGTCCACCGTTAATGGTAACATTGCTGGTATTAATATCCTGAGCCGCACCGCCGGAAGCTATTGGTGTTGGGTCAGCTTCAGTCGAGTCAGCGGAAACAAAAGCCGAATCCTTGGTTTCGAGGTTCTGTTCATTGTCACGGTATAAATATCTGTCTAAAAATAGTTCGCTTAGTGTCATATTAATTTTTATCAAAACCTTGGTCGCTTAATTTTAGTATTTCAATTCCATTAAAAACTATCGGAGTACCGGTTGAGTTTCCCCTAATTCTAAATTTAATTTGGCTAAAATCATTAATTAGAGTATTGGGAAATAAACTTACATAGTTTTCTTCAAGAGTGCCAATATCATCCCACTCATTCGGCTGGCTCTTTTCTATTTGATATTGGAGCAAAACCCCTCCGCCATTTTCAGCCATTACAGATACCCCATCTATTTTTTTAGAATGAGAATACATATCCATGAACGAACGCCACCGGTCAATCATTTCAAAATAAATCTTCCCGCCGAAATCAGTATTCCCAGAATCAAGTTTGCCGACTAAACCGGTTGAAGTCCCGGCAACCTGTTCGATGGTTGTCCCGTTATCATAACGAATTAAAGCGGTGATGGCGGTAGTCCCAAAATCATAGATAGTCCAAACTTGAGTGGAAATAGAATATCTCATTTGGCAATTAGCGTAAGCAACTCCTTCAACTGTTACCGCACCAATTGACCACTTAATAGCATCAAAGCCATCGTAAACTCCAACTATATTTCCATAAGAAGTTCTCGGTATCGCTTTAACGAAATCTATCACTCTTCTGGATATTTCAGTTGGTTGACTGTCATAAGTAAATTTATAAAAGCCTGAAGAGTGATGAAAATAAATTCCGTCCTTTCCCTGGACAATTGATTCTTGGGAAAATGTTCCAACATTGTAGGCGGGATAGGGGTCGACATTAGTCGTACTATAGATACGATAAATATGATTCTGTTTAAAAAGTAGAAGTGCTTTGGGCACTCTAAACAACCCGGTAATCGATTCTCCATCTTGCGGTGAGAACTTGGTTATAAAATTAGTTGTCAAAGTAAAGGTTAATGGAGAAACATAGGTAGTCCCATCAACCGATTGAACAATATCCGTATAATAAACGATATCTTTAGCCGCATCAGCAATCCAGACCCTGCCACCGTAGCCGGCTTCGATAAAATCAGCCTTAGGGAATGTCGCCGGAACGTCAGTTGTATCAAAAGTTCCTCCATTAGAAGTTTTCGGAACATCGCCGGCGTTGCCATTAACCATCCAGATTCTATTTAAAAACTGTCCAAATCTAGCCTTAGTCGTAACAGTCGCAGTTCTAACTGATGCCCAATTGCCAGTCGATGAATTTAAGGCTCGTATATCCGTTCCAACTTGAGCAAAAAGATATTTGGTAGAGCTAGCTTGAGAATTTAAAGTTCCAAAAGAAGTTATACTCCCAGCTAAGGTGGTAGCATAAGTGGCAACCCCGGGGCGAGTGGTGATTGAACCTATTCTATCAAAGTTCATATTGATTGCCAGTTGAACAGAATTCTCCGGGCAAACAGTATCACTCAATTGAGCCGAGCGAATGACTCCTTCAGTTGGATATGGTATACGAATATCTTCCATAATATTTTGTTAATTTTTTTATACCCCCACTCATCCGCAAAAATAAGTGGGGAGTAAAAAAACTAAACCGTGATGTTTGAGACTAAACCATCTTGGATAGTAATTGTTTGGACAGGACCGGTAGGACCGGCGTTGTAACCATTGCCAGGACCAGTCGCTCCGGTATACCCCGTTGCACCAATAGCACCAGTATAGCCAGTGTAACCTGTGAACCCAGTATAACCGGTATAACCAGTGGCACCAGCAGGACCGGTGTAACCAGTATAACCAGTTGCACCAGTGGCTCCGGCGGGACCGGTAAAGCCGGTTGCACCAGTGGAAGAAGCAGCTCCATTAGGACCAGTATAACCAGTATAGCCAGTCGGACCGGTAAATCCTGTTGCTCCAGTAGCTGTAGCTGAACCAGCAGGACCAGTATAGCCAGTATAACCAGTAGGACCGGTAACGTCAGAATCAGCACCAGTATAACCAGTGTAACCGGTTGCACCGGTAAAACCAGTGTAACCAGTCGCTCCGGCAGCTCCGGAACCGATTGACGACCAGGACGGACTAGCGACCGTACCTGTCATCTGATAAACAGCTGAACCGTCTAAATCTTGAAGTATACACTCTAAAGCGAAAATATTAGCGTAAGTCGCACCAGTATATGGAGACCCGCCGGTAATTGTACCGAAGGTAACCAATTGGTATGAACTTTCGTTACTTGGTTGTTCCTGTTGTTGAATATCAACTAAAGGAATCAGTGGATTTGTAAAAGCGATATGTTTTGGTTGCAGTATTACGTTAATGAATTTAACTTCTACTGCAATATTAATTATTATTGACTTGGTAGCGGAGTCTGGTCGATAAAGTTTTATTAATAGACCACCCTAATTTATAATATCTTACAGCTAAAGTTCTTCTATTAATTTTTAACTTTCTTGCCCACTCTGCTAAAGTTTTACTTTTGAATAGCTTTGTATTACTCTTATTACTCTGATTTTCACTGCGAGTAACCCATCTACAATTTCCCTCATGATATCCCTTATCGTTATTTATCCGGTCTAATTCCGTATCTTTACCGAACATATTTGTATGGAGTAAATAAGAATCCCACAAATCAATAACAAAATTATCGAAATCCCTCCACCTCTCGCAAACCGTAATGTTTCTATCTAAA